GACATGCAGCTTGTCGAGACCGTCCGGCGTACGGCCGCCGCTTTCGACGATCAGTGTCGGCTCACCGAGATGGCGAATGAGGTGGTCGAGCTTGGCGGTGATGTCGCCGGCGTCGAGGTCGACCAGGACCGTCTGCATCTGCTGGACATCGACGGCCTTGGCCCTGCCGGTCTCGGCAACCGTTCCCGGCACCACATAGAATGCTGCGCCCTCGCGTGCTGCCCAACCGGCGAAGGAAACCACCTTCTCCAGCAAACTGTCGTCGATCTCGATCCAGGCGTTGTGGGGTCGACCGTCTATGCCCTGGCCCTTGTCGACGAACCCGCGCAGCGGCACCCAGCCTTCGCAGTAACCGAAGACCACATCGAGAAAGACGGCGATCTGTTCGGGATCCGGCTCGATGTCGAACGGATCGGCCTGCGGCGCCGCGTCGTTGAAGTCGCGCCACGCATCAAGGGAAATGACCTTGTTCCCGCTCATGCCGCCAGCCCCCAGCAGCGTTCCGCCCACGGGCACATTCGGCACTCGTGGAAGTCACGGCTCGTGGCAATGCGCGGCAGCAATTTCCCTGCGTCCGTCGCCTGAAGGATCCGCACGGCGCGATCGCTCATGCGTTGAGCGAGACCCGCGTCGAACGGCACGAGTTCGTGGTGTAGTTCGGCGGTGTCCTTGTTGATGGCGGTGAAGAGCGCGGGATGATCGGAGATGCCGGGGACCTGCGCTTCCATATAGGCCTGGTAGAGGGCGATCTGGGCCGCGTAGACGGGCTTCGCCATCACCACGCCCTTGGCCACGGTCTCGCGCCAGTTCCTGGCATTCATCGTCTTGCATTCCCAGAGCGTGGGAACGCCGATGCCCAATAGCTGGGGTGCGGCGGCGATGATCCCATCGACATGACCGCGGATGCGGCCACCCGCGACCGAGAAGCCGAATTGTTCGCCGTCCGGACGGTTGCCCTTACGGGTATAGAGATCGAACCCGGCACCGCGCAGCCAGCGGATGGCAAGATCTTCGAGCGCGTGTCCGATCTCGAAGATCCGCAGCGTCTGGCCGGAGAACTCCTGGCCTTCATCCTTCGGCGCGCCCGCGAATTCGAATTGCAGCGCGCGCTCACAGCTGTGTCCGAGGCGGGAGCCGCCGAGATAGGTTCTGGGCGCAATCGCCGCGCGTTCAGCGACAATCGCTTCGTCGATGACGGCGTTGATGCGTTCGGCGCAAGTGGGGCGATGGTTGTAGTCGAGCATCAGAACGGCACCTCCGCTTGCGTCTCGGCAGCCATGGCGTGCATGGCGTCCTGGAAGCCGCCGACGGCGGCCTCAATGAGCGTGAGGACCTGCGCCTCCGTGAGGTCGGAGAAGCGCGCCTGCCAGCCGATCTCCTCCATGATCTCGGCGACCGGCTTCATGGCGGCGCGGATCGCCGCCTTTTCCTGTTCGGTGAGATCAACCATGGCCCAGCACTCCCGCGCCAAACGCGTCCAGAAGCCTTGGCAGGCCATCGAGCAGAACCAGACCAAGGGGCGCGGCTGTTTCGAGCGCACCGGGTCGAACCAGCCAAAGCCACGGGTGAGTCGCCGGCAGACAGCACAGAGCGTTCCACGCGGATGCCAGAGCCGCCACCGGTCCTCGGCCGTGATGGGAGTAGGACAGGCCATGGCTCATGCCGCCCTCCCGATGGCTGCTTCGGGCGCGGCATCGGCTGCGCCGAAGACGAGGGAGCGGATGGCGTCGCGGTTGAAGCGAAAGGCCAGCAGCGCTGATGCCTGATAGCGGGTGAGCCCGAAATCCTGCCGGTACTCCGGCGGAAGGAAGGCAAGCTGACGGTCGGTGGGCGGCTGGTTCAGCCAGCGGCGGGTCTTGTGGGCGCTTTCGTCGCTTTCATGCTCGTTGAGCCAATCGTCGGCCGCCGCGAGGCAGACGGTGCGCTCGCCCACGGCCAATAAATGCGGGCGCTGCTTCTGGATGCCTCCGATGCCGTACCACCGGCCGTTCAGGATGAAGACACCGCCCCAGGCGTTGAAGCCGTTGGCGATGAGCGCGGCATCGTCGCCGAAAAGATCGCACCAACGGAAACTCGACCGCTTCAGGAGGTCGATCTCGGACATCACGAAGTCCCCGAGTGGCGTGGTTTCGCCGCCTTCGGGACGCTCCCAGACATGACCACACAGCGGGCATTCGATGGTGGCGAGCGGCACGATGGCGCCGCAGTCCGGGCAATCCTTGGTCGGCGCTTCGCCGGAGGGCTCGCGACCGTCCAGGTCGACGTCCTGCTCCAGCGATCCGTGCAGCAGGGTCGACGTGCCGAAATCCAGCACGATGCAATCGGTCTTGACGACGCCCGGATGCTCCTCGGGCGAGACCGTGCGCAGGCCCCGGCCGACCATCTGGATCATGGTCGATTTGTAGGAGCTCGGTCGCAGCAACACGACGCAGCTCGTCGGCGGATGATCCCACCCCTCGGTCAGGACCGCGACATTGACAACGACCCGCAACTCTCCGGCAGCGTAGGCATCGAGGGTCGCCTTGCGTTCCCTGTCGGCCATGTCGCCATGGATCAGCCCGGCCGCGACACCGGCCGCGTTGAAGGCGGCTGTCACGTTGCGCGCGTGGTCCACGGTCGAGCAGAAGACCACCGTCTGGCGCTCGCCCGCCTTCTCCTGCCAGTGGCGGATGACGGCGTCCGTGACCGGCGACCGGTTCATGATCGCATCGACCTCGGCCATGTCGAAATCGTCGGCGGTAAGGCGCACCCTGGTGAGTTGGTCCTGGACGCCGACATCGATCACGAAGGTGCGCGGCGGTACGAGATGCCCGGACGCGATCAGCTCCCCAATCCGGATCTGATCGGCGACGTTGGAGAACACCGGGCGCAGACCGCGTTTGTCGCCCCGATTGGGCGTCGCCGTGACGCCGTAGACTCGGCACTCGGGATTGCGCTGCAGCGCAGCGTCGATGATGCGGCGATAACTGTCGGCTGCCGCGTGGTGCGCCTCGTCAATCACCAGGAGGTCGAGCGCGGGCAGCTGGTCGAGATTGCCGGCACGCGCCAGCGTCGGCACCATGGCGAAGGTGACCTGGCCGTTCCAGGACTTCTCCTTTGCGTCGACGACCGAGGTCGTAATCCGAGGATTTACCCGGCCGAACTTGCTGCGGTTTTGCGCGGTCAGTTCGTCGCGGTGGGCGAGCACACAGGCCTTGGCGCCTGTGCTCTTCGGGGTTTCGCCGATCATGCGCCCGACGACGCCCGAGAGCATGATCGTCTTACCGGCTCCGGTCGGAGCGACGCCGAGGGTGTTTCCGTGCAGCCCAAGCGCGCGGACGCTGCGCTCGACGAACTGCTTCTGACGGGGACGCAGCAGCATGGCCGCCTCACTGCGCCCAGGACGGGCGCGTGCCCGCCTTCGGTGTTGAAGATTGGGGCATGGAGGACTGAGAAGGCTGGGCCTGCGGCTGCGGCGCCGCGCCAGCCACGCCCATGAGGGCGGCATAGTCCTTGTGATCCGGCGTCACGGCCGCGCGGATCTCGTTCTTCTCTTCGCCGTTGGTGTCGGTGCCGATGTCGATCCGCGCCACGAACTCGAGCCCATCGAGATCGGCAAAGCCGCTGATGCGACGGGCGGCCTGTGCCTGGGCCGAGTTGTCCTTGTCGGAGATTCCTCGCGCAGAGTTGAGCATGCCGCGAATGAAGCTGCGGCCCATGTTCGCCCAGTCCGGCCCCTTGGGGCTGTACAGCCCGATCAAGGTGAAGATCTTGCGCCGGGCGAAAGGCCCTTCGAGAACCGTGAACTCGCCAGAGAGGTAGACCGAACCGGTCGTCCCGCGCGTGGCGTAGCCGCCGGTCCAGCCTTGAGCCGGATCGTCGAATCCGCCCGGACGGATCGTCAGGCGCACCTTGGCGAGGGTTCCCTTGGGAATGAGGTTGGCGTTCTGCTTGGCGTCGTTGAAATCGTTCCAGGATCCAGGCATGGCTGGGGTCTCCTCGTTCATGCGTTTTCGGATTGGGTGGTGGTGACGTCGGCGGCCGGGGCCGTCGCGGTCCGGGGCGGACTGCGATAGTCGAGCCGCTCGGAAGCGGGTTTCACGGGTCCGCGGATCTTCTCCATCAGACGACCGAGATGCGGCTCCTCGATCGGATCGAGGCGGCCGGAGCGGTCCTTCGCCGGAAAGTTCCACTGATTGATGGTCTGGCAGACGAAGGCACGGTATGGCGCACCGGACTCGTCCTTGATCTCCGCCATTGTCAGGACTTCATCGACGATGCCCGGCAGCTCGAGGCCGGTCTTGGAGCCATCGATCTGCGGAACGAAAATGCGCCGATTGAAGTCGTCGAGCTTCTCGTCGAGGATCCCGACGAACCAGACGTTCTTTGCCCGCGTGTGCTGCAGGTGCGTGAGCCACGCGATCATCTCGCGGCCGTGCAGGCCGTAGGCGCCGCGGACATCGGGCTTGCCAGTCTTCTCGGAGAACGCCTCGGGCTGCCCCTTGCACCACTGGAAGCAGAGCCGCCCGGCGACGGTGATCGAGTCGATGAAGACCGTGTCGTAGCAGTCGAGCGACGCCGGATCGCCGAAGCGCTCGCACACCGCCGCGAAGTGGGCCTCGCTGTAGACCTGGTCGTCCCGCAGCGCCGGATTGGGGCCGCCAATGAAGACCGCGAAGTCGCGGCACTCGGTCCAGGTCCGCGGCCGGACGCTGTCGCCGGACCAGCCTTCGATAGCGAGGTCGCCCGCCTCCAGGTCGATGAACAACGTAGTGGCGGGGTCAAGCGTCCAGAGAAGCGAGGTCTTGCCGATCCCGGACTTGCCGAAGATCGTGCCCTTGATGCCGCGCGGCTCGGCAAGACGCTGATCGGCGGAGATGATCGGGAGGGCCATCACTTGCCTCCCTTCGCGGCGATCATAGCGTCGATCGCGATGTCGGCTCCCCGCGCGCCGGCCTTGCGGGCCTCGTCGTGGAGGGTGCGCACCGCGTCGATCTCGCGGTAGAGGGCCGATGCCTGCTCGTTCAGCCCGATGAGGGCGAAGGCTAGGTCATCGATCGAGGCCGCCCCGACCGGCTTGACGGTCTCGTCGCGACGCTCGCCAAGCACCGGCACCCGGATGCTCTCGGGCAGCTTGTCCAGCCCGTAGTGCTGCTCGCGGAGCACCGCGAGCTTCTTCGTGATGCTCATGATGTCACCTCGGTATTCAGGGAAAGACGGAAGCTGGGCTTGCCGGTGCGGACGCTGCGCGCATCCTCGAAGGCGGAGCGGATGTGGCTCGGCCAGGCCGCAAACTTGCGCTCGGGCACCTTGATCGCGACATCGACGTATTCGGTGGGGTCGTCGCCCTCGGCCCGGATGCGTTCGACGAGTGCGGCGAGCTTGTCCTGGTCCCAATCGACGCGCTTCGGCAGATCGGCGATCACGGTGACCGCGCCGTCATCGAAGCGGACCGTGCCGGTGTCCTTGCCGGCAGTCTGGCGCGTTGCGTGGGCACGATCGCCGTACTTGAGCGCGATGGCCCCATTGAGCCAGTCGCAGATCGTCTTGGCGCGGCGCAGGCCGTCGGCGGCCTCGTCCTGCAGGAGGGCGAGCTGCTCGCCAGGCAGAGCGGCGATGTCGCCGACGGCCATGCGCCGGAGCTCATTGAGGGAAATGCGGTTTGAGATCGTCATCACCGCCTCCTCAGGCCGCAGGCTTTCTGGGGTGGTCGGCGGTGCTCGCGCGGATCTGCTCGCGCTCGTACTCCTCGACGTCTTCGAG